GATTCTACTTGGGGATGTACTATCGGATCACCATATACTTCGGACGTTGAAGCCTGAAAAACTTTACACGTCTTTCCGTTTTTCCGAGCACAGTTTAATGCATTTTCTACACCCTTGATAGAAGTCATTAATGTTTTATATCTATTTTTTTGATATGCTGGGGGAGAAGCAGGACATGCAAGATTCCACAATTGATCTACATCATAATGATAAGGCTGAATTACATCATGTCTTACAAACTCAAAATTTTTATTAAATTTAAATTTTTCTAAATTAGATAATCTACCGGTAGATAAATCATCCATAGCAATAACCGAATGACCGTCATTTAATAATGATTCAACCAAATGTGAACCAAGAAATCCTGCAGCACCAGTAATCAATGTGCGTTTATTCATTTTTACCCCAAAAATTAATTATAAATCATTAGAAAGAAAAGTAAAATCTAATCAAAGAGAGAATTTTCTGGTTCTTTAAGGGGCCAATCTGTCTCTCGCATTTTGACTTTTGAATAAACTTTCAACTTTGGTTGCTTAATGAGATCTGCAAACTCAAAATAATCTTTTTGATTTCTAAATCTAACAACTACTTGAAATCCAGTGCCATATCTATCTTCTAATTTAAATTTTTGAATATCAGATTCTACATCTGGTGTAGAAAATTCTTCTAGTTCTTCATCTGTCATTATCTTATTCCTCGTCAATTTCTTTCCAGACATACCAACTATTTGAGCCCCGTTCTCCTCTGACCAATTTCGGATACCATATAGATTTTACATTTGTTTTGGCTTTTACTTTGATTTGTTTTTGGTCAATAAGATCTGCAAGTTTATCTAAATTTTCTTTAGAATCTACATTTATGATCAGTACGTATTCTGCTTCTGCTTGATCTTGTTTATGAAATGGCATTCCAGACCAGATAGGAACATCTGTATCAACACCGAGCATCTCAAATAGATTTTTATTCATTTTCCAACTCCAAGTAATTGTCTGTATTTAGTACAGTATGTGTTCCACAAATATTTTTTGGGTCATCTAGTTTCACCAATTTAAGACCGTAATTATTCGGTTCCGTTGGAATAATAATACCCGGTTTAAGGCGCGGCACACTGAAATTTTGGAATTTAGAATAATTCACTTGGTGATGGTATCTGCGATGTTTCTGAGTTACCTCAACAAACTCTGGATGAGCTTTAGCGAGTGATGCGGCAAACTTAAAACGGTTATCATATTCTGCCGAAGCATACTTATAGACCGTATCATTATTGCCACCCTTGACGGCACCAGAATCTGCTTTACCACAACTGAAGTGATTTAGAAGGAATGTACAATCACCGTCCTCTAAAAATTGCAGACTTAAATCTGTATCCTCATTGTATGGCGCAGGATTGCCATCCCATTCAAGAACACGCCAGCGCTTGGTAGTTTTATTTGTCAACCAAATACAAGAATAGACTCGAGTATTAATGTACAGAGGTTCTTTCTTAACAAATGTTGGTTGGAAGAAGTGATAATTCAAGCCAGCCATTTTTACATTTGTATATCGTTCTGCCAGATCTTCTACTGCACGTAATGGTACAGTAGAATTTACACGGAGTTTTGTATTATGCAAACTCCGGTAGAAGTAACGAATATTGTCATCTAGCACAAAGTGAGCATCATCACCACGGGCGGTTGAATATTCCCAAATCCAATTACGAGCAGGAATACCACCAAGACCCATGTTGGAGAATGGAAGCACCAAAATTTTCTTAGGATCAATTACTGCTGCATACTGATCATATTCTTGTTCTTCAATCACAATTTGATAATCAGCACCAATTTCTTCTAAAGTCTTTGAAGTCATCCGGGATTCCCAGCGACCCTTAGACAGGATAAAAATCTTTGCTCTGGTTTGTTTCATGCTTCGTACTTCCATTTCATACCGGTACAATATTTAGTAATTTCTTCTTCTGTAAAAAATCTATCACCATCAAGATAGTACATGTCTTTAACAGTCATATCAGAACCATCAATAGTCACATAAAGTTGGCAATTCATTCCAGTGATACCAAGTAGTTTCGCCGGATTTTTAAAATTTTTATCTGACATTTCAAACTCTTTAATCTTGCCAGTACTTAGGTTATAAACACCTCGGGAACCTTTATCCGAAAAAAAGATATGAGTGTATTGTTTATCTGATTTCTTAAAATTCATGATTAGATGTATTTAGTTAAATCCGGGGGAACATAATATTTTCCTTTAGATATTTTACCCCCAGGTAAAATAACTGCCTTACCATCTTCGAATTTAGAATCGTTAGAATTTAGAACTTCATCGTCTGCACTATTCTTATCAAAGCCAGCAAGGAATGCTACACCGTTCAAAGTAACGTCAATATCACATAGAGCGTCTAGACAAGCAACACGATCAATTATACCAAGTTGTCTACCATTTTTCTTGAGTTCATTTCCGATCTTGTGCAACATCTCTGTTATCGTGGCAAAAGCACCATTGCCGTCTGGGCGATCGATAAAATAAACCGATTCAAAAAATTCGGCCATTTCTTCAATCATAACTCCAGATTGGACCGAGAATGTTTCGGTTGAAGGTACTTTACCTGCAACCTTAAGCCAATTACTAACGCGGTCAAAATTTCTCATTTTATTTCCTTTTCATTACATCTATAATATACTGTGCCTGATAAATTGCGTCGTCGAGTGAGTTATGATAGACACCTTCACGTACCGTGTCCGCTTTAAAAAGTGCCTTGAATGTTCTAAAGCATCTCTCATCGAAATATTTCCAGGGTAGAATTTTACCTAGTGCTTCATAACTAGAATTCATAATCAGACAATCAAAACTTGGAGAACAAGCCCAAGTAGGAACAGATTTTGGTCCATACCACTCAGAGAACATTTCTAACCCAGTATTTAGGGGAACTCTATTTGTTTTTAAAGCTGCAAATGCTTCGGGTTTATTGGTTTTCCACCAAGTGATTGTCGACTGACTAAAGTGCAGACCAGCTTCTTTAGAAGAAAGAGGATCTATGTTAATGTAGAATTTATCTATAATTTCTTTATCGTTAAACTTTACAGCACCAATAGATGCTATTGCAGCATTTTTGTTGGTGGAAAATGTTTCAAGATCCAACATTAGATCATATTTAGCCATATAAATTCCTTAAAAGTTTATTCTTTATTTTAATAAAAATAGAACCGAAGTAAAATTATTTTTAGTATCGTCTATAGTACATTTGTAGTCAATTGTTTATTTTACCATACCTTGGTGTATATTAGATTCATTCTACGACGATCTAAGCAGGGCTATATGTATTACCGTATAGAGCCAACCTTGAAGTTATAGCCGTGAGGCTATAGGTGCTGAGGTGGAACCGAATGCCCTGGTTACTGCCGTTGCTACAGCTTCTAGATAACTTAGCAATAAGTATTAATAAGCTTTAAAGTTAGTCCACTTAGTAGTAACCCTTCATTACATTCAGGGTAAGCTATTACACTAGCTAAAGCTAGCTCCATAGCTTTAATTCTCTATTAACTTTGTAGTTTAGTTTAAAGACCTTTCGGAAACCTTTAAAGATCTTCTTCCGCATGCCTGTAGGCGTACAGAGGGGAGAGCCGTGAACACTCTAAGGCGTTTCTATGGTAATTATACCATCGGTTTCTTATCTTGTAAAATCTTTTTTGATCTACTACGTTGTTGATCTATAAAGGGTTTTAGAATTGTTATATTCTGTTACAATTCAGTTTTTGAGTTTAGCCGAGATTTAAATCTAATTGTGTTAATCTAAGTAGCCGTTGCTTCACATCGGTAGGATTATTGATTCTAAAATTTTACTTTAGATCAAAACGGTTTACAATTAATTGTAATCAAACAAAGGATATTATGCTTAACCGTGATCAAGAAATTCTTATGGCATTTAAAGTTCTTGGGTTTAAACCCAGGAATAATCAAGTAGAAATCATCAATGAGATAGTATCGGCATTCTTGGATGATAAAAAGAGGAATGTAATTCTTTGTGCAGGAACTGGTATCGGTAAATCTATTATTGCCGCAGTCGTTGCGGAAGTTCTAAAAACTGTAGCTGATTCTAATTTATCTGGAATCTATCTATCTTCAACTAATCAGCTAATTGATCAGTATGGAGATTCGTTTAAACATCTTCCAGAAATGAAGTTTTTCCGGGTTAAAGGTGCTCGTAACTACCCATGTCAATACTTTCAGGATAAAGGCAACAAATTTGCAACAGGGGAGGATTGTGTCAAGACTGAACTCTCAGACATGGAAACCGCCAAGTATTGCACACAGTGTAAGTATGATCAGAATAAGAAGATTATTAACAAGACTGAAAACTTGATCACAAACTATTCTTACTTTATGATTTCAAAGCTTAAGTCTGAGCATTTGATGGATAGAAATCTACAAGTATTCGATGAAGCTCATTTGCTTAATGAAACATTTTGCACTCAAGTTTCTATTGATGCATCGGTAGAACTTATTGAAAAACTTTGTGTACTTCTAAATGATCTGAACGGCAAAGCAGATAATCGAAAAGCAGAATTAATTTTGTTTAGAAAAGAAATCGAACGAAAAGCAATTAACATCGGAAACTATAAAACAAAGATCAAAGAATTGTTGAACATATATCAATCGATCGTTGATATATGTTCTCATCAAGCTGCACTTATACCAGATCTAAAGGCAAAGAATAAAGTACGGAAAGTAGGTTCGCGGTTCTCTCGGCTTGCAGGCTTAATTACATCTTTCTTAGAACACAATTATGATCACGTTTTTGATGATACAGTTGATAAGCAAATTAGCATTAAGCCAATTTTTGTATCTGATATGATGGATTTACTTCTTGGTAGATTTAATTTGTTTATGTCGGCCACGATCTCCAAGAGTTTTGCAGAGATTACATTCAATTTAGATCCAGCATCGACTGCGTATATTAACCCGGCTGAGGTATTCCCAAAAGAAAATAAGCCGCTTTTTTTCATTGGGAAACAAAATCTAAATTATCAACTCATGAAAGATCCAAACACATTTAAAGATATGGCAAAGGTAATTCAATTTATTGTCGAACATCACAAAGATGAAAAGGGTATTATTCTAGTACCGTCGTTCTATGCGTCTAGATCGCTGTCGGCTGCGCTTCCGAAGTCTGTCCGATTGTTCATACACGAACAAGGATCCAATTCGGGGGAGATCGTAGAAGAGTTTAAAAAGTACAAAGGTTCTGGAGTTTTGATATCACCTTCTATATTTGAAGGCTTGGATTTTGCCAATGATCAATCTCGGTATCAGATAATTTGCAAAACTCCATACGCCAGTTTAGGAGATTTGAGAATCAAAAAAATTGCAGACTCTTATGGGAATATTTACAGAGAAATGACTCTATATAAAATCTTACAGGGTATAGGTAGAAGCATTAGAAGTGCAGAAGATACGGCAGTCACATATTGTCTTGATAAATCATCAGAAATAATTTTTAAATCCAATCTCAATATTTGGAAAGATAGATATGAAATTAAAACGTAATTTTCTTACTATGTTTTAAATGTTTTAAAGATTTTACAAGCTGCTATTACTTAAAAAGCCCCATCGCGGGGCTTTAAAAGCAGAGTAAAATTATGTAGAAGTTTTCTGTGAAGATGGAAGATTTAAATCTACAGGTTTATCGGAATTGACTTCAGCCACCGGCCGTTTTCTTTTCTTCGAATTTACTGTAAGTTGTAAAAATTTACTTTTATTTTCTAACCGTTTCTTTATTTCTTTTGCATCAAACCAAAATTCAACACCCTTATGAACATCAAGAATTTCTGTTGGTGTTAAGAATCCACCATATGTGTTTTCTAAAATCTGCTTAATCTGCTTAGTAGAGAAGTCAACATTTGATTTTACTTGGCCTGTGGAACCGTAGGCACCGTAACTTGCTGTATGGATAAGCGAATGAGCAGATTCGGTAACCATTACATTGTTACAATTCAAAGCAATGATTGATGCAGCAGAATGACATTTTCCAGTGATAATTGCTCTGACATTAGCATTAGTTGCTTTACATGCTTCAATGATAGATAATGCACCATCTAAATCTCCCCCAGAAGAATTAATAATAAAAATAAATTGATCGAACTCTTCTGCCAAATATAAAAGATGAATTAATTCTCTGTACGTAGAAGGAGATCCAATATCCTCATCAAAAAACACAGTATGAACCGAAACTGGTTGCTTGTGTGTTTTGATCATAGAAGAAAAGTTTTCTTGCTGAATCAGTTCAATTGTTTGCTCGGTTTCATTTGTTCTATTTTTTTTCATCTTTAGCCTTGTCTGTTAATTTTATTAGTTCTTTGCCCCACTTAGTTAGTGGTTCTTTGAAAACTTCTATGTTAGCTCCACCTTCGACTACCATCAAGATAACAAGTTCTGAAATCTTTACTCCATATCTTTCCCAAACCATAATAGCATAAGCAGCACACTGTAAAAAATAAGAATTAATTTGTTCTCTGTATTTTAACTTTGATGAAGTCTTGAAGTCAATAATACAAAGTTTACCATCATATTCGGCAATACAATCTACAGTACCCGCTAATCCAAGTTTTTTGGAATACATTTGATGTTCTAAAACAAAAACTTTATCTACATGTTCCTCAAGATGTTTTTTCATAGTAAGAAAATCTTGTTTATAAAACATTGATATGTCTTTCCATTCCCTATTTAGGAGAAGATTCTCACATGCCAGATGGATTGCAGTCCCTCTCGTGCCTGCAGCCTTAAGTACTTTGTCTGACTCTACTTTACCTACAGCTTCTTGCCATTTCTTAATATCTTCCTTTCCAGAAGAGAATTGACCCACAAAAGAAGTAACCGATCTGTACTTATTTCCTTCTGGATCAATATAATATCTTATGGGCCCAGAATCATCTCTGAAAAGCTCAAAATTCTGGGGTTTCACATCTGCATAACGAATAAAGTTTTTCATGTAATTAGTCCGAAAATGTTAACATTTTCCAAATATCTTCTAATGGACCACCTCTCCCAGAAGGAAAAATCCTGCATTCCATCAGATCTTTTTTTACCGTAATTTCTCCAAATTTGTGTGCTTCTGGTGAACTAGAAGTATGTTTGTATTCGGTTGGTGCCGAAACATTATAGCCGTGTTTCCTTGCTAAAGCTTTAGCAATTTTTCTATAGTGATCAAACATTCCGTTTTCTTTGCGCCCGACTATTCTAACTGAGTGTCCTTGATCTAATAAACCTTTAGCATGATGTAACATAGTTGCAACAAATTTTGGGTTTGGCTTGTCAGAATGAATCATTTCTCCTGAAATTTCACCTACTGCATGATGAATTTCATATGCTCCATTTCTTTTGAAAGAAGTAAGATGACCATACTTTTCTGGGTTTCCACCTAATTCATAAGTTCTATGATCAGTAACACCTTGTGCTTTCATTGCTTCATGATCTAATTCCGGGAAAATTTCTTTCTTTTCATGAGGAGCATCAAAAGATTCTAATAGTGCTGAAGCTTCATTTATTTTTTCTAAATAAGTTTTAAAATTTGTCACAATTAGAGACCCAAACGTTCACAAGCAAGAATCCAGCTCTTAACGAAGCTGCTTCTTACTATATCATCCGTTGTGAATTGGAATGATCTAAATTCTGGCATAAGTCGAGTTACACCAAGAAAATCTCTGAACCCAGAAACGTCATTTTTAGATTTGATCAAGTCATCCTGTTTACCATCACCGCAACAGATAAGAATTGTGTTATCACCGACACGCGAAACAACAGTAGAAAGCTCATGCCAATTCAAATCTTGAATTTCATCAACTAATACAATACAGTCCCGGAATGTAGTACCACGAAGAAACGAAGATGATATAAACTCAATCTTACCAGTTTCTTTTAACTTTTCGTATGCGGATTTATTATTTGTAAGTTCCGAACAAATCTGAACATATGGCATTTCATATACAGCCATCTTTTCATCTAGATCACCAGGTAAAAATCCCATGTCTCTAGTCGGAACAGATGATCTAATGATTATTAATTTTTTGTACTTTGCTTCTTGTTGCAGAATTTCAAGTAATGCGAAGTATACGGCCATAAAACTTTTGCCAGTTCCTACTGTCCCATGAAGAATATATCCATCCGCATCTGCATTCTCCCATGCTTCAAAGAAATGTTTCTGTGTTTCTGTAAGGGGGGATAATTTCTTTATATCGCTTATTTTGACCATCTTTCCTGCATTTGGAGTTACCTTAACGGTCATTTCATTGATGAGTTCTTTTTCTAGTTGTTTTTGTTGTCTTGCCAATCTTTTAGCTGTACGCTCAGATTGAGTTGAAGGTGTTGATTTTCTTGGTGTTGCAGGAGCACGTGCCATTAGTAATTTCCCTTAGAGTTATTTTAGAATTGAGAATACAAAATACGATTTGGTCCTTCCTTACCGATTTAATGCTTTCATTACATGAAGCTAGAAGTTTTATCTAGATGGGATCCTGGCGCAGCTTTATGGATTTTTTTGAGTACTTCTCTAAACCCGGCGGGCACTTTAGACCCATAGCTGCCGCTAACGACTGTAGAATAGCCGATAAGCGGTGAAGAAAGCAACCTTGTTAGTTTACCAACAGAACTACAGTTTACGCAGGCATCAGCTTCTACGGCATCTCGTTCATCAATCTTTTTAGTTAGTTCTGAAACTTGCTTACACTCAGAACACATATAATCATAAATTGCCATTTGGAACTCTTTTCTTTTCAGCTGATACTATTAAATCATAAACTGTGTTTGGTATTAAAATTAAAACTACAATAGATCCAAACAAATGTGCTAATACAGCAATTGGTATTAATAATATAGTTTTTGCTATGATTTTGAATTGCATCTTAAACTAAAGTAAGTTTAGATGAGGGTGTAATGATCTTTTTAAAGCGTTCATTATAATGATTTAGCAAATCTTCGTTGGGGAACGCGATTGACGTTACTCCAGAAGGTACTGCAAAGCCAGCTTCTTTGTCTGCATATGGCATGAATTCCATCAAACCCATTCGACCTTGACCCCGTTCATCGACGTCCGTTACTAACTGTAGAATATCTCGGCAAAAATATGAACCTGCATTTTCGGTCACCGCGGCCAAAATTTCGGTGCCATCAATTAATTTTAAAATTACAACTTGTTGTTTCATGTTATTTCTCACTTTCATTATAGAGGATTTTATCTACTAGCTTTATGTCCTCACATTTTTTACATTTCAGACCGAAACAAAGAAAACCGTCTTCCTTCCAGGTGACGACATCAACTTTATTTTGTCTGAATATGTGTAAAATTTTGTGGATCAGTTTTTTCATACTAAAAAGGGAACAGAAGTCAATCCGTTCCCTTAGAGTTTCGATTGACAAAACTATTTATGCTTACATGTAAGCACGAGGTCCAGCAACCAAGAACGCCATGGCAATCATCCGGGCGCTTGGGGTACCAAACCTATACGTTGTGCCGTTGCCGGTACTTTTTGTATAGATACAGTTGCCTTTGCGCCGGAGCCGAGACACTACTTTTGAAGGTGAAGCAATACCAAGAGTACGAAGTTTAGCTGGTGTCACACTTAAGCCATTAGACAAGAGCTTAAGAATCATGTTTTCTTGTGTCATTTTAAATTCCTTTTATTAATTACGAAGATTAGTCATCAATTAGTGACTGGAAAAATTTTGAATCATCCTCATCATCTGCGACAACCGCTGGAGGTTTTGCTTTAGTTTCTGTCTTCATTGGGGGTGCTTTAACTGGATCTTCAGCAGCAATTTTAGTTAATTCATCAAGTTCTTTATCATAATCACCGGCCGAATTATTTTTTGGAGCATCTGATCCAGTAACCCAAAGAAATTTACTCTTTAGTTCTTCTGGTGTCTTAAATTTATCTGGAGTAACTTCATCTTCCAAACAATAACACTGTGACAGCACTTCATCAATGCGTTTCTTTCCACCAGCAATTGGCTTCTTGCTTGAGAACTTAGAAGTATCATAGTTTGGAAACCCAGCAACGATAGTCATCCGAAGCAAGAAATCTGCACCTTCTTCTGGGTCAAACACATTAATTGGTTCTTCTCCAAGATCTTCGTCTGGCTTTGCAGCAGACACAATCTTATCAAAGATTTTCTTACCGTATTTGAATTTGAAGACTTTTCCTTCATTCTCTGGGTTCTCTTGATCTTTAATGACCAAAATATTCGAGATATAGTTTAGCTTACGGCTGCGCGATGAAGCAATCTTCTTGTTTGCTTCCAGACCAGAATTCCAAAGTTCACGATTCACGTCTGCAATGTAGTCTTGTTGACCCAAAGTAGAAAGCGAATTCTCAATATACCAGCGTTGTGTGCTAGGATCCTTGAACGAGTGAGTATACAAACGTACAAAAGGAATATCTGTGATTTCTTTGTTTGGTAGGAATCGGATGACAGCGGAACCATTTCCTGCCTTATCCTTGGTCAATCTCCAATAGGTTTCGGAGCCTTCATCATAATTTTTCTTTTTTGCGGTAACACTATCAATTTGTGACAAAAGGGATTCAAAGTTCATTGTAGACATTTTTAAGTTTCTTTCTTGGTAATTGGTGGTTTGGTATTGTCAGACCACACGTAACTGACAACTTATTTAATCAAGTAAGTATAGTTAATTATAACAAATTTGAAAAAGAAGTAAAAATTTATTAATAGAAGTGTGGATCACGATGAACCAACATCTACCCACTCTAGTCAACCCCTTTGAAAGATCATATGACCAGCCAAACTATTTATCATCAAGAGTTCATCATCTACACACGAACAATAAGGTATTGTGTTTAAACATACAGGACATACAGAAGTCTCTTGTGTTTTTTGGTTTCATGGTTTTAACTTGATCCAATATTACTTAACGCTTGTGTAATCTCTTGAGAAGCTTTACACCCTACGAACAAATTCAACATTAGAGCTAAAACTATCACCTTCGGGGTGTTTACATATAGTAATCATTTTAACAATCCAGCCCTGGTTACTAAAGTTGTTGCAATTTCATTAGCGTACTGTTTAGCCATAGTATTAACTTCTTCTTTCTCCCCTTTAACATGCTGAATAAACATCCACTCACTTGAACTCTTTTCCTGCATTATTACAAAACTATCCCACGTGAAATTAGCACCACGATTAATAGGATTAATAAACATTGCAAAATTACCAGCTACATAAGCATAGCAAATGTTAGCAATCTCTAACCGTTTTTTATCGGATAACATTACAGTACCACCTTATGTTCTAACAGTAAAGCATCAAGCTTTGAAGTATCTACCACGACTTTAACTCTAAAATTTTTATCCAACTCATCATAAAAGATACGATTAATCTTAGCAGCCTCAATGATAATCAAAGGGTCTTGTAGCCACATTTGTGTAAATTTACAATGTACCAAATCTAGAATTGCAGGCCCAAACGTCATTTTCGACCAAATTTTTCTGTGGGTAATCTTTTGAGTGAAGATTGTACAATCTGAATAGCGCTTCTGAAACTTCTTTATTAAACCCCTGTCGAATATCATTTCTGGTATCAACCATCAATAGGTCAAAGAATTTATAGAAGAGAGGATTTCCCCAAGAAAATTCAATCTTTTTAGCTATATGTGGGTGATGTTGAAGAATCACCAAAAAATCTGGTGATTCTTCAATCATACTGAGTAACGATCTGACATGACAGCCTTCAGCATGATTGCCGTAGGAGTGAAGTTATCCATATCACCAGTTAAAACAGCCGAGGCGATAGCAGGAGAAAATCCTGAAACTAATGCTGCGCCGGTCTTATCAAACTTTACTGGAACATTTGCTGCCGCATTGAGATTCCAAAATACGACATTTGGAACTTTATAGCCAGCAACATGAAATTTTCTTTCAATCATTTCCATAGCAGAGTCATTATGTTGAATACACCGGTCGAATTGCATATCAGAAAATATGATTAAAGTTTCTGGCATATCTGATGCAGGAACAGAGTTCTTTACAGCATTATCCAAGATTGCTTCAAACGCACCATGTAAGTTAGTATTCATTCCCCAGTAAGTTGTAATCATTTGATTGATTTTCTGGTTGATATTGCCTTTTAATTGAACTAACTTTGGCTCGGCACTAAATGTTAACATACAGTCTTTGAAAACACCCGAGTTCTTGTCTGCAAAATATAGCCCCAATGAGACGGCAACTTCCATACAAGTCGTTGAACCTTTCGCCCCGGCCGAACAAGTCATTGACCCAGATACGTCAACTAGTGGCAATACAGAAGCATTGCCAACATAGTTAGGTAGTGCTGCCCATTGCGCTTCAATTACATCTAACTCTTGCTTGTCCCATTTGGTAATAAAAGTACCGATACGACCCTTCAAAACGTCATGAGGGAAGATTGCCGACGCGTTGATTTTAACCGTTTGGTCACCCTTAACCAATTTGGTTACATATTCAGCATATGTAGTTCCATGTTTCCCAAATGCTTTTTTATACAGTGAATGCGCAATTGATGGTACATGAGAATAATTAATTTCATCCCACTTTTGTGCGCACATTTGAGTCTCGACCACATTAGTTAAACCGACCAAAGTCTTTCTGTAGTTTTTTGGTGACATCCCAAAAAACTCTCTAATCTCAATAGCGATAGGTCCTTTTCTTGGAGTCCATTTTCCTGCTAATTGATTACCATCTCGTAAATGATTACCAAGCAAAGTGTATGCTTTGGATTTCATTTCTTTTGTTTTGAAAACAAAAAGATCATCAAACCGCCCAAGCTCAGGCACTTTGTTCATAAGTGCTTCAGCAGCTTCTGGGTTAGCAGTTTCTAGGTGTGACAATATTGAACGAAAAATTTCGCGTTCTCCCGCGCCGCCACGGATATCACGCGCCCAGGCCACGATACGCAGAGCCAAATCCGAATTCTCAACTAATGCTGCAGTAAATTGAGGAATGATATTTTTGCCGCGGCTTGCACCAATGGCAAAAAACAAATCAACACAGGCATTAGCTGTAGTTACACGAGCTTTCATGCCATTTTCTGTCCGAGATTCTTGCTCAGAAATTGCGTTAACAAATGCATTCATAATAATTTCTCTTTCGTTTAACAGGTTGGTTTTGTACTTTTTGTGAGCAGGTTAAAGCTAGCAAACTCTTCCCTTGCATTATCCTTGACAAGTGTCACCCAACTGGAGTTGAATGGATGGTGGCTATTTTTTCACCATCCTTCTCAACAATCCAAAACTTATTTCTTACTACTGGTTTTGCGGTCAATATAGAAATACTGTGCAGTTTTTCGATCATGTATTATTCTTCCTCGCGCGTAGTATTAACATTTTCTGCTGAAAAGTCTTCGGCATGGTAGTCAACAAACTCCTGCATTTCTTTGATTATGGCAACTATATCTGCTTTTCGCAAGTAGATACGGTTGCTTATGTTTTCTGGGACTGCTTCATCAGCAAAATCAATGTACGGGAGATTATGACAGGTCAACTTGATAGTGAACCGATCACCATTAGAAAGTAGGATTGACATAATTTCTCTTTCGTTTAACAGGTTGGTTTTGTACTTTTTGATTTTACAGTGAGACATTCCAAACTCACTGTGATATCCGAAGATACCAATCGGTGTAGCAGTTAAGCTAAATATGTTTGCTGAACCCAGCCTAAATTTTAACAGAATCGTGATTTAGATTTTTTACAAGATCTACCTTGTTTGCTTCCAGTATTCGGAGTTTGGTGTCCGAATAACATGATAGCGTTCTATTGTATTTTAAATTGCTGATCCGATCCTTATAAATTTAATTATACCACCATTAGAACGGAAAGTAAAATTTATTTATTCTTTCTCTTTTTTGCGTGCTTATCACATAAAGTAGTAATCCATCCGCCACCATAACTTTTGCCTAAACTACCGCATTCCTCGCAAGTCACACCTGACATAGATTCTGCCATCAGAACCATTCCGTCAATAACATTATCTCCACCACTATAGTAGAAGCGCAGTGTCCCAAACTTTTCTTTTACTTGACTTGCTACAACTTGGGGTATAACTTTGCGAATTTTTCTCGGCTTCATTTTTAACAAATCCGACTTCATGCGATCTACAAACTCTGGGCTCATAGTAGCGTATTCTGAGTTAAACGAAGTTAGATCACCGGCAACTACCGCAGTCCGCATTTTTTCAAACTCGATATCGTATGTGTTGTTTTTGATACTCCAGTCAATGTGATGCTGAATATTTCCACATAATTGATCTAAGATGTTGAACCAACCATCGCCACAGCTGAATCCCCAGCACATACAGGTCGTGGTCATGCCAGCATGGCGATTTGCAAAAATCTTTGGGTATTTCTCACATAACAGCTCGTCTAGTTTTTGGTCCATTTTAGTTGTCCTGCAATAAAGTTTTTGACACCGAATATTTTACAACCTGCTTA